TTTGCAGGGCTAGTTGGTATATTACCAGCTGTAAATACTACATTACCACCACCTGTAGTAGTGTAGCTTGTTATATTATAGTGTGTGCTTGTTGTTTTTAAAACACCATCTACTTGTACTTTTACATCTGATTCTTGTATAGAGGGAAAGGAAAACGATTTAGTTGCGTTTCCATCCCCAGTGTAATCTACGAATGTTGTTGCCATTATTTATACATTGAAAGGAGGTTTGTGCTTTGGTCTGTTTTCCTTAATCTTTGGATAGTTTTTAATCTTTCTTTCTCTCTTAGTAATGCTACTTCTGGTAAAGCAGTCATTCTAGCCCAAGCTTGATTTCGAGCATCTTCAAACAAATCATCTATAACTTGATAATGATAATAGTCTTTAGCTTCATATAAAGCTCTTTGACCAGATGCAATATCTTTATTCATCTGTTCTATAGATGCGAGTATTCTAGGGTTACGAGCAAGACGTTCTAGCTTAACATCTAATCTTTCTTTACCTATTTCCTGTTGAAATCTAGATCTTAGGAAGTTTTCGTCTGTTAAGTCATCACCTTGTGGTGAATATAGCACTGATAATCTAGCGTCGTATTTACTTGCAAACAGTAACTCACGACCTTTGCTAGGAGTTAGATGAAAAGCTACAGGACTAAACATATTATATGCTCGAGTCATAAAGTCATAAGGATTAACAGGCTTACCATCTAGTACGCTGTACTTAGTTGGTATTTTTTCACCTTGACCAGCAAATGCTTCCATATACAAGTTTTGGTTACGTATACTGTCCTCGATACCTGAGTTAAGCTCTTTCATATATGGGTTAAATACTTTACCTAAGTCACGTCTTAACGCACCTAAACCTAAAGCATTGTTCATGAGACCACCAGCAATTCTAGCTCCACTACCGGGTTTACCACCAACTAAATCAGCAAAGCTTTGTAAGCCTGCTATGTAAGATTTACTTGTTACACCCTGAGATACAAGAAGTGATACCTTAAGTAAATTGTCTTCTGTCCACTCTTCACCCATTAATAAACTAGCATCACCTATATCAGCAATAGTAGACATAATTAGGTTAAAAGGTTCAAACGAAGTATAATCTACTTGTATATCACCGAATGATATAGTGTTTGGTTTATAGCCTGCGTCAACCCAACTTTGTCTCATCTGTCTATCTACAGGACCATTACCTGTCATTTCTCCACGCATCCACTTTTGGCTTGCCATAAATACTAATCCAGCACCCATAGCTAATCTACCTGTTTGTAATGCTTTAGCGTTAATTAACTCTTGGTCTGACGTAATACCATATTTAGAAGCCAACTCAGGTGTAAGTTGCCCGGGTCTAGCAAATGCTATATCATTAAACTCTTTCACAAGAAAGTTAAATCCGGGTGTATGTTTTGCAGTAAGTGCTAATCCGTTTACACCTGTTCTTGCAAACAAGAAGAAAGGTTTAGCCCATGGATTCTGTTGGAATACAGAGTTTAAGCCTGCTGCAAATCCAGTTAAGTCTTGTGTAAGTGTAACTTCTTTACGTGCAAAGTTTGCAGCTTCTTCTGTTACATTACCATTAGCATCAAATATATCACGATAAAACTTGTTCTCGTAATTTTTAATTAGTTCTGGTGTAATTTCTACATGGTCTGATAATGCTCCAGCTGCCTTAGCATCCAAGGCACTTAGTAATGCTTTTTCTCTCATTTTAGCACGACCTATAATAAACGCAAATGCGTCGTCAGTCGCTGCCATAAGCTTAGTAGAGTATGTCAAGAATCTATTATCATTCATAGATCTTGCTATGTTAGCAATATAAAATGCAGCTTTGTCTCCAAAAGTTGCGTCAGGACTATCTTCTGCAAATCTTCTAAGTACTTCCCAGTTATCGTCTCCTTGTGTGTAGTCAGAGAAACGTGTTTTAACATTTGCTATTTCACCACTCCAGTAACTGCCCAGTCTAGTTTTAAATAACTGAAAAGACTCTGGTATAGCGTCTATCATAGCGTTCATGCTAGCTAAACCTGTACGTATTGTACGACTATCGCCAGTAAATGGATATCTAAATACTGCACCTAAAGTTGCTGCCATAGGTCTAGTAAATGTAAAAGCTGATGTACCTATGATAGCACGAGCTGGTGTCTTAGGTCCACTTAATACACTGTGTGAAAATACACCTTCAAGTTCTCTGATAAGAGCACCTTTCTGTTGTTTACCTTCGATCTGACCACCTTTTATCATCTTTC